GTTCCACTTGGCGGCGCCCGCCAGGGTGATCTGGTTCTCCGGGCTGCGCCCGTAGTCGACCTCCTGGGTTTCGTAGTCCTCGCCTTCGATCACCACCTTGCCGTAGAGCACGGCCTGAACGGCCATCCACTCTTCGCGGGTGGTGATCTCCTCCTCCTGCTCGACGAGGATGTCGGCGACGACGGCGTCATGCCGGTCGGCGGCGCTGAGCTGCGTGTCCAGGGGTTCACCCGGGCGGCGCTTGATCAGGCGCGTGGGCCGCACGACGTCGGTCGATTTGATGTAGGCCGGCTTGAGCGTGGTGAGGAAGCCGCCACGCTCTTTGCGCGCGCGGCCGGACACCATCGGCGCCACGAACGGCGCCAGACGGCGGTCCTTCTTGATCTTGTCGAAGGCCACTTCTTCCGTGGGGAAGGTGGCGATGGTGGGGAAGAACATCTGGATGAACAGCGGGGTGAACTTGGGAAGGATTTCCTTCACACCCAGCAGGGTGGTCGTATCGTAGCCAGCAGCCATTGTTCGCTCTCCTGAAACGAAAAAGGCCGCTATCAGCGGCCTTGAAAAGGGGTGTTACCCGTAGGTCAGACGGGCGGCTGCAGGCTGATCGGCGTGCCGACAAACGCACAGAGCTTCTGCGCGTCGGTGGTACCGGCCGGCCAGGCGACCAGGTCGGGGTGGAAGCTGCCGGACTTGATCACCTGGGCTTTCTTGGCGGCGGCGCTGGCGTCGACCGCATAGGCGGTGATGTAAACAGCCTTTTGCGAGCCGTCGTTGGCGGCCGGCGCCCACTTAACCAGCGCGCCGGTGGCGGTCACCTGGCCGAGCGGGGTGCGCGCCGGCAGGTTCTGCCCTGCGGCGATGGTGCCGAGCGTGGTGAAGTAGTCGTCGGAGCCGGTAATCCAGCCGTTGTCGGTGGGTTGCTGAACGGTGCTCATGCGAGTTTCGCTCCGGTAGCTCGGGCATAGGACGCAGCGATCTTCTGCGCCTTGCTGGGTTCATCGTTGCCACCCGTGCCTGCGGTGACGTTCGGTTGGCTTTCGTTCGCCATCAGGCGATCGAGGGCGGTGCTGGCATCCAGGCCGGCGGCCTGTTCCTTGGGCGCCTTGGCCAGCATGGCGGCGGCCTGCTCGACCGACATGTCGGTGTCGTAGGCGAGGTGCTCGGCCAAAGCGCTGCGGCCACCGGCCTCGGCGTGCTGGAGAATGCCCTTGACCCGTGCGCGCTCGGCGCTCAGGTCGGTCTGGTTGCCTTGCTCAGCCGCCGACGCAGGCGGGGCAGCAGAGGCGTTGGGTGCCGAAGTGGTTTCGGTCATGGTCGCTCCTAGGGTTGTGATCCTGCCCTGCGTGGACAGATATTCGGAAAACTCGGCGGTCGCTTCGTGGCCGTTGACCAGCAGGTCGGCGAAGCCGATGTCGATAGCCTCCTGGCCGCGATAGGTCGCAGCTTCGGTGGCGAGCACCGCCTCGACGGTCATGCCCAGATTGCGGGCGACCAGCTCGGCGAATTGGTTGCGTAGGGCGTCGGTGTCGGCCTGGAAGCGCGCGAGCACTTCGGCGGGCAGATCCTCGTAGGGGTTGCCCTCGACCTTGTGAGCGCCGGAGTGGATCAGGGTGACCTTGATCCCCTCCTCCTTGAGGTAGTCCTTGTAGCTGGCGTGGGCCATCACCACTCCGACCGAACCGGCCACGCCGGTCTGCGTGACCAGCCGCTGGCTGGCGGCGCTGGCAAGCGCCATGCCCGCCGAGCAGTTCATGTCGTTGCAGACGGACCAGATCGGCTTGCCGGCCTGCTGCGCCAGCTGTCGCAAGCGATCGGCCGTGTCGAAGCAACCCGCCACCTCGCCGCCCGGCGTGTGCATGTCCATCAGCACGCCCTTGACGTCGCCCTCGGCGAACATCATGGCGGCGCGGGCAATGATTCCGTCATAGCCGGTCATGCCGCTGTAGGGCTTCAGGTAGCCGTGCTTATGCACGAGCGTGCCTTTCACATCCAGCAACGCCACGCCGTCCGCCACCTGGAACAGGATCTCCTGCTCACCCCAGGCATTGGTGCGGGTCTTGTTGTAGGTGCGACCGTCGACGCGCGGCTTCTGGCCCATCGGGACCAGGCCGGTTTCGTCCTGTAGTTCGGTGATGCCGAGGCGGCTGGCAAGCGCGCTGAAGAAAACCCGCGCGTAGCCGGGCTCCAGCAGCAGCGGCGTATTCAGCACGCGGCTGGCGAGTTGGGCGAACTGGGTCATGGGTTGTCCTGTGACTGAAACGTGAAGGCCCGCCAGTGGAGGGCCTTATTCGGCGGCTTCGGATTGCTCCGGGGCGAGCACCTGCGCCTGCATCCAGCTCGGCGGCGGCAGGCCTGCCTCGCGGCGTTCCTGCGTTTCGCGCACCTGCTGGGCGAAGGTTTCCTGATAGTCCTCGCCGAGTAGCGCCATCTCCTTCTCGTAGGTGCTGAGGCCGGATTCGATGCGCAGCACCGCCTCCTTCACCTCCTTCAACCCGTCGATGGCGAGACGGCCGGAACCGATCCACTCGCTGTTGCACCAGGCGGCCTTGGCCTCGTAGAACCCTCGCGTGGCAGCGCGCGGCAGTGTGAGCTCCCGGCGGTGCAGCGCTTCCTCGAAGGCGAGGGAAAACACCATGGTGGCGAAGCGCGCGGCGATAACCTTGCGACGCCCCATGTAGTAGCGCCAGCCCTCCATCATCGAGGCCCGGGCGCTGCTGTAGGTGCTTTGCCGGTAGTCCCGCGCGAACGGCTCGTAGGGCACGTTCAGCCCCGCCGACATCCAGCGCAGGATGCTCGACTCCAGATCGGTGAAGCCGTTGTCTACGTTGCCGCTGGTCTGCAGGTTGAGCTTCTCGCCCGGCCACAGGTGCGGGATCTTCACGCCGTTCAACGCCAGCTTCGAGCCGTTGTGGAAGCTGTTCACCGCCATCAGGTATTTGACGATGTTGTCGGTGCCTTCCGAACCCGCGCCGATCACTTCCATGGCCGCTTCGGTGCCCATCTCGCTTTCGATGGTGGCGGCGTACATGGCGTTGACGATGGCATTCTGCAGCTTGGTGTGCTGCAGCTTCGGCAACATGTGCGACTGCTCGAGCACGGCCAGGAACTGGTTGGCGCCCCTGCTCTGCCCATCCTCGCTGGGCTCGAACACGTGGATGAACTTCTGCCGACCGTTCGCGACCTCTCGCTCGATGCGCCTCCAGTCATTGCCCAGCCCGGTACCGAGGCCCAAGCCACCGGTCGAGGCCTGGCGCACCCAGTACGCCAGCGCGGCGCCGCCACGGTCGAATTCGATCCCCCCGCGAAGGTCGCCGCTGTCCCTCTTGCCGTGCGGGTTGCCGACACGCTTCGGACTGATCAGCTTGATCGCCGTGCGCATCGAGGTCCCGCGCCGCTCCAGCCATTCCGCGGCGGCCATGATCTCGCCGGTGCGGGTGTGAGTGCCGACCGATTCGCGAACCATCATCGTGAAGGTGCGCTTGCGCTCGACATCAAGCCAGCAGCCGATGGGGTCTTCCGCGTACTCCGTCCACCAGGCTTCGACATCCTGCGCGAAGGCGCGCGCATCGGCATCCGTGATGCCCAGGCGCCGCCAGCGCGGCTTGTAGCTGAGCCGGAAGAGGTGGCCCACGATGTTGTCGATGTGCAACTGCACGCCGTTGGCGGCGAACGCGTTGTTACGCGTCACGTCCTCGGCCCGCGCGTTGCCTAAGTCCAGCTTCGGCAGCAGTGCGGCGTCCAGCGTTTTTAGCGGCGGGTTCCAGCGCTCGAGCTGTCCACCGAACCCGGCGCCCGCGCCCTGCCAGCCGCTGAGCTGCTCGCGTGCCGGAAGGCCGTTCGGTGCCAGAATCTGACTCTTGCTCATGCGATCACGCCCGCCGGTCCGCGCCGGCGGGGCGAGCCCGCGCCGAGCTGGACCTCCAGTTGGTTGATGTAGCGTTCCAGGTCGCCGCGATTGGCGGCGGCGAAATCGACCTTCTTGCCATCGCGCTGGATGCTGACGGTACTGGTACCGGTAAGCAGCCGGTGCAGCGCGCCTCGGGCCTCGCTGAGTTGGTCTTGCGGGTTCATCAGTCGTCTCCGTTCATCAATCGGCCAAGTTCGGCCATGGACGGCGCCGGCTTCGCGGGCGCGCTGGGCACGGCTGTTTCAGGTGCCTTGGCGGCCAGTTCTTCAAGCGACTCCAGGACCGAAACTGCCGGTTCGGCGAGCAGGTCGGCCTGCATCAGGCCTGCCTCGATGGCGTCCCACTCGGCCGGCCCTTTGAGGTGCAGACGCTGGTAGCGCGCGAGGTGGATCTGGTAGGTCTCGCAGTCCCACGCCTCGATCGCTGCACCGGCCTTCTGTTGCCAGACCTTCTTGCCGGAGTGCTTCCGGCTTGGGGCCTTCACCTCACCGCACATCTGCACGTGGTAGTCGGCCCGCACGCCCTTGTACGCGTGCATGCGGCCAGGGCCATTGCCGAGCAGCTTGATGCGCTCGGCCAGGATGTCCTTGGCCTTGTTGGTGCCGACGATGTACACCTGCAACCCGTACTTCGAGGCCTTGGTCGCCTTGGTGTTGAGGTCGATCTTGCGCGGCGGCGTGAGGATCTCCGCATCGATCGTTTGCGCACCCTTGATCGCCAGCAGCTTCGCCAGTTTCTTCTTGCGGGTACGCACGTAGTGGTACACCGCGTCGTTGGTCTGGCCGTCCGACGAGTCGATGCTCGCCGCGCTGACCCGTAGCCGATAGCCCTTGGTGTGGGCGTAGGTGCCGAACAGCAGACGGTCCAGCTCCAGCCAGACCGGATCGTCCTTGGACGAGGTTCCGGTCTGCGCCGCCAGCTCGGTCCAGAGGACCAGCCAGCTTTCCTCGCCACGTCCCCACGCCCGCATGATCACAGCCAGGCGATCGTGCTGGACGTCCACTGTGAGCTGCAGCACCAGCCCACCGGCCGGCACCAGCAGTTCGCGGTAATCCTCTCCGCGCTCCTTGAGCCTGTCGGCGTCGGGTAGATCCGACTGGTATTCGTAGGATCGGCCCTGCTTCTGGTTGACGAACTTGATGATCTGCTTCAGATCACCCGTCTCGGCCAGTTTTTCGGCGGCTAGCTGCTCACGCACCAGCCCCGCCAGGGTCGTACCCGGCAGGCAGGCATACAGCTCGTTCAGCTCGATGAATCCGGCCTTGCCGAAGAAGGGCGCGGTCGCGACCCAGCCACGCATCGGGTCGCCACGCTCTACTGCTGCGAATACCGTGTTGCGGATGTTTTCCTTGCGCTGGTAGTCATCCCATACGCAGGCGCAGTGCGGGCAGCGGTACATCGCTGTTTCCGGCAGCGCCCGGCCGTAGGTCTCATGCGGCGGCGTTTCGTCGTCCGCGTCCAACCAGGTGATGTACTGGAAGTCCAGCACGTGGGCCTCGCCGCACTCGTGGCAGACGATCGGCAGCACTCGCTGGTCGGTTTGCTCAAGGCGCTGGTCGGTCTTCGACAGCCCCTTCAGCGACGGCGTGCCGCCCACGACGAACTTCGATCCGGGGTAGCGCTTGACCCGCTCCTCGAGAGGCCGATGGCATCGCCCTGCCCCTTCACGTCGTCGCTGGTGTCGTCCGGCTCTTCGACAACGGCCAGGCCGACCGAAGACGTCGACTTCACGTTGCCGGGCGAGTTGGAGGCGACCAGCTTGAGGAAACCGCCGGGGTAGCTTTTGTGGTTCCAGCGGTTGCCGGACTTCTTCGCCGTGCTGACGTCCATCAGCCGGTTGACGGCAGGGTTCGCCTTGACCGCGGGGACGAGCTTCTCGTCGTGAAACGCCTTGCCGTCACCCTCTTTGGCAAACAGCACCATGATCGGCATCGGCTGGCCGCTGATGCGCTTGAAGATGAAACCAACCAGAAAGTAGGTCCAGCCGATCTGGGCAGCCTTGCGCAGGTCGACCTCATGGACTGCCGGGTCATCCAGTGCAGCCGCCACGCCGAGGAAATACGGGGTGTAGTAGAAATCGTAGAGCCCGGACAGAACCCCAGACTCGGGCGGCAGGTAAAACTCACCACCGATCCACTCAGCCGTCGCTATCTGCTTCGGCGGGTTGAACTGCTCGGCGACCTCCAGCAAGACGGTGGCCAAGCTTATCCGCATAGCCTCCAATTCGGCTGACTGTAGTTCCAGCAATTCGGGTCACCGTGCTTCGGTCGATGCTGACCTTGTGCGTGGCCTCGATCTCCTGGATCAGCTTCTCGAACCCGCCCTGGTACTCGCGGTTGGCGAAGCTGGCCCATTCGGTGAGCACGAATGTGGCGTCAGCAGTCGGGACGAGCGTCCCGAGCTTCTCGTGGTAGGCCAACCGCCCGTTGGCGGACTTGACCGTGGATTCTTCGATTCGAGCGGCGTTGAGCAGCTCGACCTGGCTGCCCCCGCGGCCAGCTGCCTTTTCGCGGAGGTCGCGGATGTAGGCCACGCGGATCTCGTCCATCGGCGCCACCGTCCAATCCAGCTCCAGGCCCTTGAGCATGTCGCGGCAGTTGCGCTCGCTCATGTCCAGGTGCTGGGCGATCTCTTTCTGAGTTGGCATCGAAAACCCTCAAACCCGCATGGCACTAGGGCCGGAAGCGGAACCCCCTATAGGTCCGTCAGTCTGCAAACAAACCGGGGTCCACGGCCTCGTAGAAGGAAAAAGTGCCAGGGAGGACCCATCACTTCTGGGCGGGCCTCGGTTGGTGTCCCGTTTTCCGCCGCTCCACCGCTGGCCAGCTCGGGCCAGCCTCGGGCCGGATCACCACGGCCACGTTGCCGCCGGCGCGCACCACAGCCCAGGCGAATACCGCGAGCATGCCCACCATCGGCCAGGCCACCGCGGGCACCTTGAGCCAGCCCTTCAGGATGAAGATCATCGTTGTGCCGGCGAAGCCCATCACAAGGATGGCGAGGCACGACATCCCCAGCCGGTGCCGCGAATCGCCTCGGCGGTAGCTGAACAACCGGCCGAAGATCAAGCCGCACAGCAGAAACGTAGCCTGAGTCATCAACTCACTGGCCATCCAGCCCCCCCTTGCTCGCCGGCTCAACCGGCGAGTCCTTCCGCTTGATCGCCTTGAGGGTCAAGGTCACTACGAGCGCCGAGCACACGAACCCGCCGAACACCGGCCACCGAAAGGGCTGCACGCCCATGACCGTTGCGTCGACCAGAACCGGCACGAGCGCAAGCTTGTACCCCATCACCAGCGATGCCACGAAGAACACGGCACGCTGCCATGCCGGCAGCTCGCGCGTCGTTGTGAAGTAGATGAGCGAA